GAATTCTCTGCCTGTAATGTTGCAATCTTATCCTGAGTTAAGAAATCTAACAGCGCTCTCGTGTTGCTGTTCTGATTTTCCAGAAGGTCTCTGGTGTTGTTGTTCATTGTGTTCTGCAATGCACAAGTGTTGGTAGCCAGGTTATAGTTGATACCCTGGATGGCTTCTCTGGTCTCGCAGCAACAACTTGCTAACTGAGACTGTAATGCATTGGTATTCTGCATACCAGCTACAGTATCAGCATTGATTGCCTGCTGAACGCCATTAAAACCTTGAAGCATTCCGACGTTCACGCCGTTGAAACCGCTCTGCATGGTATTGTTAAGCGCATATGTGCTATCACAAATGCCCTGCTGAATACCTCTGATACCATTCTGAATATCATTCAGAGCAAAGCCCTCGTTGATATCCGCTCTGGTAGCCCATCCTTGGAAACCTGCACCATTTGTACCGTTTCCACCATTGCCGCCCCAGCCGCCAAAGCCGCCGAAACCGCCCCAGCCGAAGATTGCGAAAATAAGGACAAGCCAGATAAGGGAAAAACCATCGCCGCCCCACATGTCATTTGCACGGTTATTAGAGCCTGTAGCGGCTGCAATGTCGCTAAGACTATAATTTGAACCATTCATCATGTTTTTAGTCTCCTTAAATTTTATTTACAATAGGAGACATCCGCGGCTGTCATCCCAAATTGTAGCGATTCTGAATCACCCAATTATGGGGAAGTTATTTCATCCCTAAAAATTTTTCTAAAATTCCTTCGGGAGAAAAATTCTTTTCTTTAAATATATTTTGCTGAACTTGATGCAACTGTTCTGTATCACCATGTTTGTACAAATCCAGAGCATTTTTTAATGTTGGATTGTTTCCAGCAAATTTACTCATATCGTTCATCATGTTATCAACACTTCCGAACCTTTGAGAAATCATTTGCTGAATTTTTTGTTTCATTATTGTATTTGGGTTGAAATTCATCTCTGATTACCTCCCTTCTGTGTCTTGGGCGGTTCAGATTGTATTGGCAATAATTCTTTAATTTCAGAAATCTCTGCGTGAACATCATCACGAAGTTGGTTAATCAGCGAAACAATATCAACTTGATTTGTGTTATTGCTTTCTGGTTGTTCTCCTTCATTTACAAGTCTATAAGTGAAAATTCTACTTCTTCCATCTGCCTGTAATTGTTTTCGGTAAACTTCTGTACCGTCAGTTTTTGGATAATAGACAGGGTTCCCAGACATATCTACGTCTTTTGCCTTTACAGTATCAATGCCATCAACCATCTGTCCTTGCAACATGGGGATTTGTGGTACTTGTGGCATTTGTTGTATTGGTTGCTGAATCTGTGCCTGTCCGTATGGCATTGCCTGCTGATAACTATTCTGCAATTGTGCTAATCTATCTTGATACGGCTGTATTTGTTGAAATGGTTGCGCAAAATACGGATTACCATACTGCATATCTCAAACCTCCCTTGTTTTTATAACTATATTTTACAATAATAAGAGGTTGATTAACACGCCATGATAACGCCATAAATACGCCACATTTTATGAATACAAAGAAAAGCCCCGACAATACATCGGGGCAACTTTCATAATTTTCTTCTTTAATTTTCTGTTTATGCGGTCTACGGTTCTCGTGCTGTAGCCCATGATTTCTGAAGCTTCTGCAAGCGTTTTTTCTTCATAAACACGCAATCGGAATAACTCCTTTTCTCTGGAATCAAATCCAGCTTCACGCAAATAGAAGATTCTTTCATCTTCCGAAAAGTCTTTATAATCATCCATTCCACTGTCCTCCCTGTAGTGGAATCAATATTTACACCGGGAAAATGCCTTTTAGGGCAAAGCCTAAAACAATACCAATTATGCCAGTTATGACATAAGCAATTATTTTGTCCTGTAACTTTCCTGGCTTTTCCATGAGTGATTTTAAATTGTCGTTCATTTCGTCAACTGTATCCTTAATGTGTCCCAAGTCATTGTTGTATAAAGCAATTTTCTGTTCTAAAGCATTGATACGTTCAAAAAAAACTCCATCCCTTTTGGAATGCTTTTCTTTCATCTCATGGACGGCACTTTCCAATTCTTTCAAGCGGTGTTCGTTGATACACTCGTGTTCACATCCCATCGCTATTCCTTTCCATCACTCCCATTTTTTAAGATATTGCTTCTACCCACCTAATTTGAAGCACCCCTGCGATACGTGGGAGGATTGACGTATCACGCACACACCATCTTAGAATCCGATAAATGGAAAAACACCATGATTTACATAGATTTCAGTTTCAGAAGTCCAATTTCTGTTTACAGAAGATTCGGAATGTGATCCTTGAAATTCAGCTCCCTGTTTCACCAGAAAAAAAAGAGCCAAATCAAATATGCAGTCATAGCATTTCTCCATATCGGAATTTATTTTCTCATCACTGTAAGATGAAGGATAATTCCTTTTCTTCTTAAATGAACGAATAGCCCTCTTTACTGAAAGAGGAATCATCCTCGCAGTTTCTGCATCATCTTCAAGATAATTTGTCAAGTCCTCTATAAGCTGTTCGTCCATTTAATCACCTACCTTTGCTGAGATAAAATCTCTGATATTATTCCAGCCTTATTAGTTGCTGCTAGGGCATAGCCGTTATCACTTGCAAGTTGTCTTAACTGAGATACAGTCATATTAGACAACTCGCTTTCTGTGTACTTATGTTTTGATTCATCATAAGCACTTACTACAGATGGTGACTGGCTGCTTTCATCGAGACTATGCCCGGTTATTCCCCCGCCTTGGTACCGATCACGATACCGCCGTTTGCTTTCGGTACAACCGGGATGAACATTCCAGAAGCTTTCGTCCATACTGCAACTGGATCTGGCGTAGCCCACATGGACATGGTAATAAAGGAACGGTTTTGCTGCTGAATGAACTGACGGTACTCTTTTTCCTCTGGTGTTGCGCCCCAAAGTCCAGTACCAAAAGAACCATCCTGGTTAGATTCATACAGGGTAAATACATCTTCTTTGAAATATCTACCTGTTTTAACAATGCCTTTGCTTCTGTAACGGAATTTTTCGTCACAGCGATCAATTGTAATTCCGTACTCCTGCATGAGAAGGTTCGCAAGCTCCTGTTTCGTCAGAAGACGTTTGTTTGCTGCGCCAAGAACTGCGGTCTGCATTCCGGTGTTGTTTCTCATGTTGTTAATCATTTTAAGAGAGGTAATTGCCTTATTGACAACATAGCCGCCATCTTCTGCAAGCTGAACCATTTTCTGAATATCACCCATAATATCAGAATCTGGTTTAGACCAGTCTGTAATGGTAATTTTTAATTCAGACGGAACTCCAAAATCAATAGTCATGTCCACTTTGTTTTCTTTGATAACAAGTTTTCCAGTAGACAGTGCCTGTCCTTTCATAACTTTGGTTCTGGCAAGGACGGCCTCAAAAAGGTTTGTCGCGTCATCGAATACAAAGTCTGTAAGTTCCTCATTATCTGGTACACCGTTCTCGATAGCCTGTTGTAAGCTCTCGGACTGATTGAGCTTCCTTTTAATGAGAAGTTTCTCGGTCAACACCTTTTCAAAACCAGGTCTGGAACCGATTTCCGCTTCGGTGTCAAGGGCGTGTACAAATGCGATTTCCGGAAGCCGCTGTCCGCTCATAAGTCTGTAGTATTCAGCCTTCCAGTAATCTGTTTTTACATCCGGGAAAATGGTATCAAGGATTCCAGGTCTTTTAACAGAGAAATTCTGGGAGAAATTAAGTCTTTCTTCCTCGCTGATTGCTTCTAATACATTGTATGCCATTGCTTATTATCCTCCTTAAAATACAACTTCGGTTTCTTCTACAAACACAATTCCAAGTGCCTGTAATTCAGTTTTTGCAGTTGTGTCAACAGTTGCGGGAAGTCGGTCTTCCAGGACACGTCCGGCAACAATAACGGAAATTGGACGCTTCTCATCGTCTGTCATATCCACATCTTCAAACACAAGACCTTTTGCGCCGGTTGCGTTTGTTGGGTATACGGAACCTGCCTTAATAATTTTTCTGTCATTAACTGCAACTGCATTTGTCTGATCTGCTGTGTAAGTTTTGAGTACAAGTCCTACCTCAGATTCAAGGATATTCGGGGTAGATTCGTACTGCTTAATTTTCATGAAAGCCATGTTTTAAAATCTCCTTTTCTTAGAAATTAGCTGGTGCATTATCATCAGCCGGTTTTGCATCTGGGTTCATGCGTGCCGAATACTGTTTAGCGTACTCAGACGCTTTACTAGTTTTTTCCTGTTTGCCACCGCTACCGCCTCCTGGATTAGGAGTATTTTCCAATGCTTCTTTCTCCCAAGCTGCTTTTGCGGTATCAAGTGCTGTTTTATTTGCTTCGGAAACTCCCTTAACAAAAGTTTCGACTTCTTTCATTGCATCTTCTGGTTTCTCATACGGTGCAGATGCGTATGCTTTAATAGCACTCGCGTATGTTTCGGTTGAAAGTCCTGCATTTGCGAACATAGAAGTAATTTCACTGGTAAGGGCTTTTTTGTTGGATTCTGCAAGCGCAGCTTTCAAATCAGCTAACTCCTTATCCACTGCTTCCTTTTCTTTCTTGCGTTCAGCTTCTAGCCGTTCTGCTTCGGTCATGTTCTGCTTTTTCAACTCTTCCAACTCTTTTTCCAGGGAATCTGCTTTTTCAGCTTTTTCCTTCAGAGAAACATTTTTGTCTTTCTCTTTCTTAGTTTCAGCAGAAATAGAATCAAGAAGCTTAGAAACCTGTTCCTCGGAAGGTTCTGCAACTCCCATACCGATAAGTGCCTGTTTTGCCTGTTCTCTTGTCATTGAAATCTCCTTTCTTCCAGTCCAATACGCTTTTTCAACACGGTTCGCTCCGCACATGGTCTGTACCCGATTTACGCTCACGGGCTGTTGCAATTTATTTGATTTTGGGTATTAAAAAAGAAGCCTTAGATTTCTCTAAAACTCCTTAAATAATCGAAATTTGGTTCATTCTTCGTTAGATGGAGAATTTTCCATTGGTTCTGTTTTGGACGGATTTTGAAACTTTCCGTCAAGTAATTGCTGTGCTTTCTGCATTTCCGCTTCCGGGTCTGCCAGTTCTGGATAAATCGTTCCAAGATACGGTAAACTCATTTCGTAGACTTTCTGCGGATCACTAAATAAACCGCAAGTAATCAGTGCAATAAGCGGATGAATTTTATTTTTAAACAGATAATCAAGTGCCTGTGCTTTTACAAGCATATTGTCTGTTGGGTTTCTGGTTATCTTTACATCAAAATCTCGGGTTGAGATATTAACATCATTTGATGTACCACGGATAATATTCAGAATAATTCTAGCAGATTCCTTTTCAGCTTCCTTGGTGAATGCTTCTACCAATTTTGCATCTCTTTCTGCGAAGTCCCATCCATTACGAAGGTATACAGCATTTCCTGTATCCCCTCCGCTATTGCTTTGGCGGTTTGGCATTGCTTCCACAATCAGCATGTTATTGTAGATATCATCCTTTGCAACCTGGCTCTCTGATTGATTCAATTCAGCGGTCATCAGTTCAACATCCGACTGACAGCCATTTCCAGTATCTTTTACAGAGATGGCACCAAGTTTTACCATTTTCAAAAACTCGTTTTCATCTACCTCGCAGTTCTTGAACTTCATAAAGGCTTGCACAAACTGTTCCACGCCATTTAATCTGTCAGACTGGTATTTGTTAATTGCATCAAATAATGTGATTGCAATTTCAACATCTGAAAGCCTGTCATGATTATTCGGGCATTCAACAATTGGAATACCGCCAAAACCATTGATGCCGTAGTTAGTTACTTTCCCATTCTTGATTTCAAAAAACTGGTTCTTTGAATAACATAAATAATATTGCTGTTCATCTTCATCTTTTAAAATCTGTACGGAAAGCATTGGTTTCCCATTTCTCTGTGAGTATACAATGTAACAATCACCTGGATATGGAATAAAGATTCTGAACGGCGGTAAATCTCCGTTTTTTGTCCAATCCTCTTCTTTCAGTATGGCCTTATAAGAAGTTCCTGTTGCACTTTGGTATATTGCCCTTTGGATGTTTCTTGCATCTGCATTGGCTTCATCCAGATAATCATTCAACAAATCAACTTGCTCATTTATTTTTTTGTCTGCATTTTTCTTTTTACATACATATTGGATTGGTTCCCCGCAAATCTGTCCAGCTTTAAACTTCACGGTTTCAAATGCGTGATTTTCAACCACTCTGTTATTAACTTCTGGACGGACTATTTTATTTCGGTACAATATTGGCTGATCGCCTTTCATGTACCGATACAAGTAATCAATCAATGTTCGATTTTTATTATGTATGCCAATTGTATCTGATACTACTTTTACTACATTTTGTGGAGTGATTCGGTCAACGCCTGTGTAGGCTACTTTTCGCCCGAACTCACCTCGGCATAAATCTACAAAATTCATTGTATTTCTCACGAGCCGAACCATCCTTTCTGAAAAATAAAAAGCACTGGATATTTTAATCCAATGCTCTACTTTATATTTTACACATATTGGCGGTATCATTCAGTATACTTCGGTATCATCTTTCAAAACCTTTTATCTTTTTTACTTCTGCCAAAGCTTTTAAGTGTTTTTTCTTAATATGTATTTCAGAATATCCCATCTCATCTGCGATACGAACCAATGATTTGTACTCAACATAATGCTTAAATAGTATGTTGTACAGCAACGGGTCTTCAACCTGTTCTATGGTTCGGACTATTTCCTGTTTTTTTTGTAAAAATTCGGATATCATTTTTGAAATCTCTTCTCGCAGATCAAATATCTTTGCAACCATATCTCCCATCGGATCACGTTTTACAGAAGTTTGTACCTTTTCTCCAACAGGAATTGCAGATACACTTGTGGAAAGAGAACTGAGCTGTTCTTCTTCGATAAGCTTGTTTTTGATTCTGTTATCATAATTTTCAATCTGTCGTAAATATTGAGTTGCAGTCATCATATTTTATCTCCTTCCCCAAAGTGGATTCTGTGTTGCTGTTGCGGTTCCTCCTAATGGATTCTGAACATAATCAGATAGCATTGCTAAAGAATCTATTCCGTCATCATGGAGTACCTTCGCTCTGGTAGTATAAGCGGTTACATTTGCCATGAATAAGCCATAATCTGATTTTGGTTTATACTGACTTTGGTGCAAAAAATAAAAATGATTTGCTATAAAGTTGGAATTGACAAGAATTTTCGTTTCTTTGTTAGTTGTCGTAACTTTTGTTTCAATTTTTGTACGGCATTTACCGTCAATAAGTTTTTGAACATTATGTGCTACACGGTTTCCAACATTATTTGATTCAAAACGCGACATATGCGGATTGTGCCTAATCAAAATATCCGCTGTTTTCTTATCCAAGATATCGTAGTCTGTGTTATCGTCAAACACTACATCTGGGATAAAATATTTATCTCCATACTGGTATGCAATTGGGAGAGACTCAAAATCAGTTCCTTTATCCTTTGTATCACACACAGACCAAATAGCATCCGGCTCTCTTTTTGGCATAATCACATATTCATCTGTACAGCCATCTGGAACATCTTCTCTGTCAAAGAAAAATCTTTTCAGCTTATCTGGTGGTAAAAGTAATCCCTCACGTTCTACTGGTTTCTGTTGATACAGACAGTTAAAAGAAATCTCGTCCATTGATTCTTTTGCGTCATTGAAATACTTTTCTGAAAATCCATTCACAGTGAATAAGAAATTGCTTTTTCCATCATCTGTTAATGCCGGTATTGCAATAAATCTTGCTCTTGGGTTCCCGGCATACAATTGTTGAAGTTTTCCAATAGGATCATGCACAGACCATCTGGTGGCAATGTAAAATTCCTTGCATCCCTCAAGTCTACGTGAGCGAAGATCATTTACTACTTTCGTCCATAATGTATCAAGTCGGCTCTTATTCAATGCTTCTTCGATACCAGACACAAGGTCATCCGCTGTAAGAAATCTGTTACAACGTGTAGCACCAGTCAAAGAACCATCAATTGATCTAAATGTCCATGTTTTGAAACGACCATTTCTTTCAAGATTTACAGTTGTTTCTTTTGCATTACTTGTCTTTTTACTTAAATCAATGTTTGGAAATATCTCACTCCACGTATATTCTACTGGATCATTAATAATTTCCAGAACACCATCATAAAGGGAACGTGTCAAAATACTACTGTGTGCGGATGACAGGTTAAAATCGTTTGGGAACCATCCACCGACCAGGGAAAGAAAGAAATCTTCTAGCGTAGATTTTCCGCAACCTGGCGGTACGCTCAATGCAAATATATCCAGTTTGTCATCCATCAAGTCTTGAAGTGAACCTATAATATTATGCTGCATAAATACATTTCTTCTTGGTTCGTAAAAACGCTCTTTTGGAATACGATTTTTTTCAAGATATAACAATCCACTGTCTACTTGATAATTCTGCGCTTCCAGTAACAAATACTGCCAGTAGATATCGTCAAAGTCACCACTACCAGTTAATGCAGCACACTTCTCTGCTATGTTATGTGAGTATTGACTTACTTTCATAGCCATTTTCCGTGCTTCTTGGTTCTTGTCGAAAGGAAGGTCAATATTCATATTTAAGAGCAAATCGAGGCAATCTTTTTGATTTTGATAGATTGTCATATCACTACTGATAATCTGATTCAGTACTGCCCGATACCATTCAATCGAGCCTTCTGTAATTTTTCCCATAAAAATAGAGCCAGACCTCCTTTCTTTTCAGGATTTAGTCTGGCTCTCATGTGGCTCTCTTGACTTTTCTTTTTATTTTTTTGTATTCTAAATATTTTTAAAAACTATATTTTTCACAATATCTACAATTTTCTAATCCATCCGGTTCTGGATGTATACACGAAATGTTCCTTAATTTGCACCATACCATTTAATCACTTAACTTTCTGCAAATTTCAATAAAATCTGGCTTACTAAGTTCTTTCAGCTTGTCAGCATATTTTGGAAATTCATGTGTATATATCGGATGACCTAAAAGTTTTTCTGCGTATTCGTATGCAAGTTTTCGGTCATCCCCTATAAGCATACAAATTCCTGTATAGGTTTCAATTACTACGGCTTCTTGTTTTGTCATACATATCCTCACAATTTATTTTCTGATACTATTATTTAAAAATCATCTTCTTACTTCTGCGAAAACATTTTCAATTACTTTCCACTCTGCGAATACTGCCATTGTTAATAATGGTATTGCTGAAAGTCCCAAATTATTTTCAATCATCATTTGTATTGTAGCTATTAAATAATCTGCTACCCACTTGAATATAATAAAATTAGTGATTATTCGACATATCTTTCTGATTTTATTCATACATTCACCTCAAATTCTTTCTTGCAATTACTACCCTTGCATTTCAACTTCAAGTGCTGAATCTTCGTGTTTGGGCTAATCAGAAGTGCTTTCTTTTGGCAAAAAGGGCAACAGGCGTATTTCACTCCATTGATATTCCTCAATAATGCCTGTCCATTCCACGGTTCGGGTGGGTTCATGTATTCAGAAAAATCTATTCCTTCGGATTCTAATGCTGACTTAATACTCATTTATTCTTTCTTACTCCTTTTCGCCCATATCAGCACATTCCTTTGTTTTTCCTTAAATTAGCGTATCGGTCAACCAATGTGTCAACAGTAACAGTTAACTCGTTGATTCTAATACAGTCATCCTGGTGGCGTTGTTCATACCATTCTATAGATGGATGACCAGTATCTACATTTTCAATTCCATCAATCGGAATCTTCCAGTTATCATTTTCAAGAAGCTTTTGGTTAAGTTTTTCTGATAACTGTTTATAATCCAGAATTATATGCTGTTTCTTCTCGCATTCTTCAGACAACCGAACAACCTCTTCTTTAAGCTGATCTACTGTCCAGTTTGCCATATCCTCAAATTTCATATTTACCACCTCTGTCTTCGAAAATTGTTTCTTCCAAGCATAAATTTTTCAGCCGAAAAATTATCCTCTACATCAATATGTGCTTCACGGTCTTGCACCTCATATCCGTTTGGGGTTAATTCAAGTTTTGCAGTATATTCAGCGCCGCAATTGGTGCATTGCCATGTCACATTTAAAAAGAGTCCTTTTTCTATAAAATGGTTTGTGAAATCGGCATTTTCACATTTCAATATTCCACCGCAAACAGGGCAATTGCGTTTATCAAGTAAATTTAGCATTCAAATTCCCTCCTCTCCCTGTGCTTCATCTGACAGGCAATCATTTTAGCTATGTTTTCACGTTCCTGTTTTATTCCATGTCCCTGACTGAACAACTCACATTCGAGGATGTTTCCGCATTTAGAACATTCATCGTTGATTTCTTTACCAAAAACTTTCATTTTATATCTCCGTACAGTAATATTTTAATAAACTGTTCTTTTGTAATTTCTTTCGCATTAATTCCAAGCCATAAGTCTCCATAGTGCAAAGAATTATACAATTCATCAATTCTACTTATTCGCATTTCAAACGGTTTGTCGCTTTGCAAAAAATAACTGGCAGCACTACGAAGTGTTTTTGTTCTATGAGGTGAATTAATAATGAAAGTCCCTACAATGCATGTTTCCGTTTCTAAAATAAGTGTTTTCTTATTGAACTGTATTATTGATGTTATGTTATGTATTTTATCGAATAATTCTGTTAGAAAATAATCTGCGTCTTTATAATTGACTGCAATGTACAATACTGATATTTTGTTCATTTCCAACACCCTCCCAATATTCACAACAGCATTCTGGTTCAGTAAAGTCTGCGCAATATTCGCTATCACCATTAAAACAAACACATGTGAAGTCATCATGTTTTCTACAATTCTTACAACATTTTTCTTTCATAAATTACCTCGATTTAGAAAAATCCAGTGTGCCGACTTGAACGGCATAAACCTCCCAACGAGAAACACTGGAACTTTAAGGGGGAAAATGCAACTTCTGGCAATGGCAATTTGCCAGATAGAAACAACAGGAATCGAACCTGTGTCACATGATATTCAATATCATTGCTCTACCACTGAGCTATGTTTCTTTTTTCATCATAAAACGCTAAACTAGATGATTTTTTTAGAATCCCCGACTACCACTCCTCACGGGCATTGGTCTTATCTCTCTAAAAAGTTTTTGCACAAGATCGCTAGTGAGTTGCGTCTATATGCCTGCACGAATGCACACAAACGCATCCGCATTTATGTGCAAGAACTAACAATAGCTATGCTAAAGTAAGATATCCTATCTACACCTGGTAGATGGAATTGCAGGAGACGGATTCGAACCGCCGTTCTCAAGGATATGAGCCTTGCGAGATTCCACTTCTCTATCCTGCCGGAACCCGGAAAAACCGGGTTAGCAATAGGTTTATCGTGTTATGCTTTCCACTATCTACAAGTTTTAGTGCTGTAGATTCACTGGATATTTTTATGCGTCTTTGAACGGCATCTCTTGAAAACTCCTTTTATTAACGTGCGCTGCGTTAATGTTTTTAACTCCGAGATATACCAGCCGGGAAATCAGATCCATTTAGGCTACGCCGTATCGCACCTATAAATTTACCTAATCCACACGCTCAACTGGAAGTTTTTTCCACCCATATTACGGATGAATGGCATTTAGAAGAAATGGAAGCTCTGGGATTCGGACCCAGGACTTACGGCTTATGAGGCCGTTGCTCTTACCGCTGAACTAAGCTTCCTAAGATACCGAATTATTTGACCGCCATGACAAACAATCCGGCACTGTTGCAGTTCTTGACCGCCAGCTGCAACAAAGGTTTTCTGAAACGCTTTTGGATTTCAGAAAGTCTTCCGGGACATTTGAAGCCCCTTTAATCAGCCCCGTTGGGCTAGAAGGCCGAAGCGAAAGTTGTATGAAAAAGAAAAATATTTGCAATATGATAAATATTGCAAACTGGGCTAGCTGGATTCGAACCAGCGAATGCAGCAGTCAAAGTGCTGTGCCTTACCTCTTGGCGATAGCCCATCAACCCCGGCGCACCATTAAGACCGGGGAAGTCGTGATATATAAGTTTATGTAATTAATATAATAAGTAATTAGCACTTACGCTACTCTGGATGCCTCGACTTATCACTTTCATAGGCTTTTCCGAGCCTACATGGATTAAGTCGAAGCGGCGCTTTTATGAATTTAACCCTCTCGATTAACTCAATCGGGATAATTCCAATTGGAATTGGTAGATACATTTGTCACCTCGCGCAAATTAAGAAAATATTCAGTGCAAAACATATTTCTAAACAAATACAGAATAAAATCTGTATTACGCTTGTCTTTCCTTCTTCGTCCAGTATAGCCAAAGTACCGGCAAGAACCAGAACGAAAAATGCAAGATTTACAGCTGTTCCGATTACATTAAGTGCATTCATTGTTTTTTTCCTCCCCGATTAAGAAGTCCAAAATTTTTTCTGCAATTTCTTCTTCTGGCTCAAATGGCATTCCACAGTAATTGTATGATTCTAAAGCCGATTTTAGGCTTGATTTGAATCCATTGTAAATTTCTCCATGTTGTAACAGTTCGTGTCTTAAAACCAAAATTGCATCAGTAATTGATTGAGAAGTGACACTAATTTGTGCCAAGCACTCCATTTCAATGTCTGGAACAGCCATCATTTCAAACTCAAATACTGGAATTTCATCTACTGCGGTATGGAAATTTATTGATCTTACTCTCGGAACTTCATTTCCATCAATGAAATATTTTGTTCCATGCCAATCATAGGGGTTGGGGTTTGTGATCTTCACGACACTCATCCTTCTTCCACCTCCCCGAAATATTTCTTGAAAAGCTTATGGTTGCAGTACCATAGATGTTGCATCACAAAAAATTTATCAATACACTCCAGACTATAATACATTACTCTGTACTCGGCGGTTCTGTCTCCGTTTTCATCAACACTGTAACCAGCTAATTCAGATTTTGATTTTGCACCAAACCATCTACCTTTCTTTGTAACAAACAAAGAAAGATTCCCATATTCACAAACGTATGTAGCAGTTTGAGTATCATACAATCTGCCATCAGCTAATATTGCTTTTGCGTGAATTGGCTTTACCAGTTTCCGAATTGCCGGGGATTCCTGTCCGACATTTTCATATGCAGAGCTTATTTCGGAAGTCCCTTTTTTATTTTCTGAGAAAAATTTAAGCATGGTTTTTCTCCTCCGACAGTCTCATCATCACCAGTGGCTTGTTTTGAAGCGTTGATTGTAGTAATAGCCCTTTAGAATCTCTCTCGACTGTGATTTTCAAGTAATCTGTATTTGTAAGAGCGCATGTTGCAAGTATTTTCTCCGCAATATCTGCCATCTGGGATTTCAAGTTCCCAGAATTACTTACCAGTCTAAAATCCATGTCGTTTCCTCCCGAAATATTCATCCACGGCTTGTCTTACGATATCCGATACGCTTCTGTCCGTCCGATTCTTCTCTTCCAGGAGCCGTTTTTTCTGTTTTTCGGAAAATCGGATGCGGATGGATTCGGATTGTGAGTTTGGTTTCATGACTTAATCACTCCTTGCCCTTGCAATAACAGTCTGAATGTCTCTTTTCCTTTTACGGTTATGTATGTCTGAACATTGGAATATCCAAATGGTGTTGAAAAATCTTTCATCTGAAAAAGTCCAGCTTTCCTATACGATTCATAAGGCTTGATAATATTGTGCCTATCACGGTAAATATAACCGTTTTCCGCAAGCCACTTAGTAAACGCTTTAGGGGGAATGTGAAATTCCTTTGCTGTATCTCGAAAAGTTGTAAGAAGTCTATTGTCTACCAGACTATCAAAATAGTCAGCTTTCGGTTTCTGTTCTTTTACCTTAGTTTCAAGCTGTTGTTTCTCTTGCTGTTCCTCAATCCACCGCTTAGCACGTTCTATTGGATCTTCGATTTGGTAGGAATCCTGTTTTGTGGAGACCTCGTATTTCCCAGTTCTCGCTATACTTGGAAGAACTTCTTCCATTACCCACTCTTCAAAACGTTCTGCTGACTCTAACTGGCTCTTCATGATAAGCCTGTACACATCTCCTTCTGGTATGAAAGTCATCATAACATTTTGCTTTGTTGTGGTTCCGTGCTGATTAGTTGTTTCTGAGACCCCTCCATGTTTCACGGAGTGCCTACAATGTCTTGAAACTGCATCTTGAGGTTTTGAATAGCCTAATGCTTTCGCTACATCGGTTCCAGAAAAATAAATTTTCCCATTTATCGTTACGGTTCTTACACTTCCAAATTCTGGATTGCTAAAAATCATCATATCATTCATTTGTTGTACCTGCCTTTCTTGGTATTGCCTTATTTTGTATTGGCAGAGAAACAGTTAAGGCTTACTGCTTTCGTGTTGCAATCACTATCTCTGCCATAGGGAACTCTTTTTTGTTTTTTGGAAAATTTTTAACTCAAGTTTTCCGTTATTAAATTGCGTATGATCTGAGAAATACTTTGACCTGTCTGAAATGATTTCTTTTCAAGGCGTTTTCTCATGTCATCGTTAATTCTGATTCTTATTGAATCTCCCTTTGGGTCTGTTGTTGGTCTTCCTTTTGCCATATAATCATTCCTTATATATGTAGGACAAAATACAATAGGTTCTTTGCTTGAGTTACTGACTACGCTGGCCAGAGGTCTATATATAACCCCCTCCCGGTCATCCAGTGCGGACGCTGGCAAGTCAGCCCGCCGCCCCATGGGAACCGCTGCCCTTGCCTGGTCGCTGTTTGTCGTAGGCCTTCGGCGGTAATCAAAGGAAAATATGGCTTTTCTGTGTCCGAACATATGTATCTATACGACAAACTCTCGTTTTCTTTATAGATCGCTATACATCCTGCACAATTACAACCATCATTCCTGTACATTATGCACAATTCCGTGCATTTACCGCCTTTTGTCCGTCCACCATGTACATTTTTACCGATTCTGTACTCTTCCAGACTTTAAAGCTCCGGCTTTTCCATCTCTGGAAGCTGTAAAGCGGCTTTGTGCTTCTCTGCGATCTGCTGCGCGGTCTGCTGTGGTACGCCATACTGTTGTGTAGCTTGCACCGGTGCAGTTTCTGCCATTCCGTAGGCGGCTTTTGCAACAAATATCAAATTCGCATTTGTTCCGGTTTGGTTATGCAGTCTATTAATTGCACAGTTTTTGCAAATATCAAACCATTTTTTAGCCGTGTCACCATGTGACGAGTTTGTTCTATACACTCCATTCATCCAGTCAGTAAACGTTGTACGATTAATCCCAACTAAAAAGCTAAATACTTCTAATGTTGGCAATACATGATATTTACTGCATAATCTCACATAAGTATTAAACATTTTATCTAATAGCTCTATATTGTCATTACTTGGCTTTTGTATATGATCTGCAATATAAAAAATCATATCTACAAAGCTATCTGATACTTCTTTCTTATAGTTTTCGTTATCTGGTGATATACATAATACAGTATTTATATATTCATCAGCATATATATTAATATTATCTAAATAGATATCTACGTCTTGTATATTTACCGTATTATCTTTCATGTTATTACCTCACTTTAGCACGTTAATTTACAAATAAAAAAAGAGAATGTCACCAGGTAAAGCTTATTCCCGGAAAACTTCCGGGTGTTCGGGTACATTCTCTAAAACTCAAATTAAAAAAGTATTCTGTTTTCTTTGT